TTATCCCTTGAATCCAGAACCTTGCTGGAATTTAACTGGGATATATTCATCTGTGGAAACTTGATAGCACCAGCCTACATTAGGTACTTTAAATAGTTCTTCACCAGTTGCCCATGAAGTGCCACCTTTAAATACTTGGTTGCTGTCCTTGATACTTTGACCTTTAGAATTGTATGCATTAACTCCATAGCCGTCTAAATAATTGATAACGATCTTACCTGCCTTGTCAGTCACTGATTGTGGAATGTAAGTATCATTGCCGATTTTAAAGTATGCTTTTTTGTCACGTACTAGAATATCAGCTGATTGCCATGCCGTGCCACTAAGGATATCAGTCCCAATATGGGGAACGCCTTTGCTATTTGTTGTGGTAAATGCTTTGAAGTAGTCAGCTGTCACAGTCACCACATTATTAATAGTGGCTTTCTTCTCTGGTTCGGGCTCGTCATCAAATCCGTTTGCAAGGTCATATGCTAGCTGTGATTTAGTGATACCCATGCTTGCAAAATAAGGATAAGGGTCAACATGGTCGCCGCCAAAATTATTAGTTACCCATTGGTGTGTCTTGATTCCGTTGCCCCTACCATCTAGAACAAGTGGGATACCGTAAGCATTAGCGTAGTAGCGAGCTACTTCCACATACAAACGATAGGCTTCTCGAAATCGTTGCTTGTCGCCTGTTCTTGCAAACTCGATTTGTACGGGGGCATAAGGGTTAGCTGTTAATGCTCCCCACGATACGTAGCCTGGTTCACCGATTTGGTAAACTTGTGCCTTACCGTCCATGTATCCTACGAAAAACTGAACGTAAGCGTTGCCGTAGTTATTGTGCATGAACTGTACTTCATGTAGTAACGCTTGTGAATCTCGCTTGTCGTTATCGTTTCCAGATTCGTGGAGAATAATAAAACGGTTAGAAGCTAGCCGTGTATCACCTTTGTAATCGCCTAGTGTGTATGTCTTATTAATGATATTAGGATTAAACATATTCTATCCTTTCATATCCAGATTTTTTTGTTCTTTGGTTGGTTTCCACTCCGTCGAATATCCACCGGCAATACCTTTGATACCAGTGAATAATCCAGCTGTGGAAGCACCAACTAGGAAACCAGCAAGGCAAGCCTTACCTAGTTCCTGCTCGTGGAAAATCAATCCAATAATCAATCCAGAAAAAATACCCACAGCCATTGCGATAAATGGCATGTAGGCATTTTTAATTTTAGTTTGTTTTAATGCTTGAGTAATTGCGTAAACAATCACCGCCATAATGACTAACTCCGCTGAATTAATCAAGTTCATTCCCATAATATAATCCATTAATTTTCACTCTCCCAATCTTGAAATTTACTATTCAAGGCACTCATTTGCCTTGTTAATTGATCAATGATTTTACTTTGTTCATCAATTTTCACATTTAGTTTTATAACTTGTTCTTTCAACTCGTCCCGTTCATTAGTTATCTTATCTAATCTATCCCACATGATATCAGTGTGTTCAGCGTATACAGATTCATTTGAACTTGTGTTCTTTAACTTCTGTCCCCAAACGCCAAACATGCCCGATACAATAGCACCACCAATAGCCGAGATAATAATTTTCAGCGTATCGTTCAACGTGGTATGCCCCAAATCGATTCAACCATCACACGCAACACAATGAAACCTGTGATGATTGTTGTGTATCTGGGGATAGTAAAAGGACCAACTATATCATGTAGTAAAAAGATTATGAAATAGAAGGTCCAAATGAATAAGAGTGTAAATGTAACAACCGCCTTATTTGCTTCCGTAAAATGTTTGGATACTGATATCAGTGTAACGTAGAATCCCACAATCATTAATACGATAGCAAACGGTGGGTCATCCACGACTTTGACGAATACGGGCATGTGCAGGGGTTGATCAACAAAATTATTATCTAACCCGAAGAACATTCCTAGGATAAAAGTCTCCAATCCTGTTATAGTCCAAAACCTGTTCTCTCGCACGTATTTCATGTCGTCACCTTCTTTTAGTAGACTTCGATTGAATCAATAAGAGGTATCGGATAACCTAAAGCTATTGCTTGTGATTGCATACCAACAGACTCTTTCGTTCCTGATGTTTGAAGAGCAAGGCTTCCATTTTCATCACTACGAACCAATATTGAAGCCGCGTTGTTTTCAGTAGCAAGTAGATAGATGTCGGTATCCTTTACCAGTTTTCCATCATTATAAATTGATAGGAGAATTTCACTATTTCTATTAATCAGAGGAGGATAAATACTTATAACATTTTGCTTTTCCAACTTATATGTTAATGAAAATCGTTCAATTGTATCAAAAAAGTACGGACCAATTCCGATGTTTGGAGTGTCGAATATTAAAGCATTGGAACTATCCAAAACGAACTCTACGTAGCCACTGTCAGATTTTCTTCCTATTGCAATGGGAGTATGTGCTTTCAAATGAATAATAATCCCATTTGGCACATTACTCAAATCTGATCTTACTTGCTTAAATCTGTACGTAACTGCAGGTGCAGTTGAACTATTATCAGTACTTAAAATGTCGTTAGCTTGTATTATTTCACCTTTTGTTAATTCATTTTGCCACACTAAATCGCTACCAACATATTCCTTGCCATATCCAGCTACATTGTACTTAACGCCGTTGTTGTAAATCGCCATATATTAGCCCTCTTCCTTAGTGTGGTAGTTAACGTTAGCATCATGAGATGTACTGCTGTATTGTGCTTCTGTACCAAACCAATCGCTGTGGAATCCTGCATCGTAGTTAGCTTGCTTAAGGTCGGCGGTCTTAAGGTAATCCTTGAGTGCTGTAGCAATCAATGCATTAACGTCTGCTGACTTAAGCGTTCCCGCCACTGCTGTGGAAATAGCTTTATTCATATCCACGGTGGTAGTGTATTTACTCAAGTCAATCAAGCTATTAAGCTCGGTTTTTTTTACATAGTTAGTTGCCACATCAGTCTTCTTAATATAGTTAGCATCAACGTCAGTCTTCTTAATATAATTATTGTCGATATTCACGCTGGTCATGTATTCGGTTAGCTTAGTAAGTGGAACGTAAGCGGTCAATGCTGTCTTGTCGGCTTTACTTTCCACAGCTGTCAGTGCCTTATTAGCTGTGGCATTAGCTGTGTCAACATCAGCTTTAATTTGTGGGACGTTGATGTCTGCTACACTCTTAGATACATCAGCCAGTGTCTGATTCAAACTAACAATTTTATTATCTATTCCATCAATGTCACTTTGCGCTGTGGAAATATTACCCTTAACAGTATTTAAAGCACTGTCAGAACTGGCTTTCATATCGGCTAGCTTCTTGGTCAATTCAGCCTGCATAGACTTCATGTAAGTTTCATTCTTAGCAGTGAATTCATCATGTAAGCTGTCTAGCCACTTGTCGATATCAAGTATCTTCTTATTTAACTGGTCAACAGTAGCTTGCAAGCTATCGGCGACAGTCTCGGCATTGTCTTGCTTAGTCTTTAACTTGGCTATCTCTGTGTCAGCTTCCACACCTTTTTCTTGCAACGTTTTTACTGTTTTATTGACATCCGCAACTGCTGAATTAAATTCACCTTGATATGCTTCTTTAGCTTCATCTAATGTACTATTCAAGGAATCTTTAATAACTTGAGCGTAATCAGTGTTTTCAATCTGTGCCTTGAGTTCATCAAACTTCCCCTGCCATTCATTAATAGTCTGTTGCCAAACTCGAGTTAAATCGTTGAGACCTGGAATATAGTCCGTGGAAGGACCATGGAGCGTGATACTTGGATGAATGTTAATTTCAAAACTTTCTGTGGACACTGATTTATTAATCAAAAAATAAGCATTGACCACATGCCCGCTGGCGGTGGTTAAATTATCGTTGACCTTGTAAGTGATAGTGTTGCCACTTACTGTAGCAGGGTCAGTAGCCACTGCTGTACCGTCAGGCTTTTGTGCAAAAAACTGTGCTGATGTCATACCAGAATAATCTGCACCATTGTCCAAAATGGTAGCCACGATAGTAGCAGTGCCACTATCCCCTTCACGCAATCCAATTGGTGAATTGATAGTATATTTAGCCTTATTTACGTCCAGAGTTATTGGATATCTATTCGCCATGGTCTTCACCAGCCAATTCTTTTACCATTGTACGGAACGCATCAAAGTCTTTTTGCTCTGCTTCTTGTTCACTAGCTGATAGTTTGTCCATTTGTGATTCATTGACATTAACAGAGCCATCCGAGTTAATTGTCCCGTAGAATTGTGCTAACATCACGCCACCTAGAGTGGATGTTCCATTGAAATTAATCGTCTTGTGAGTTTCTAGAGCCATTGTCATCATCTTCCTTTCTTAATGATTCTGGGAAAGCATCAGGAAACTTGTTGAATAGGATTTTTAGTAGTTCTTCGTCCTTATCCAATTGTGCCTGCATCATTGCTTTATCTTTGATCAGTCGCATGTTCTCGTATTGAACATTTTTCAATACATCTTCTAGCGTGATACTGTGTAGTGCTTCTAAATTTAATTCCATTGTTTACGCTCCTATCCATCTATTCCCTTACCAGCAATTCGCCAGTCACCAGATACAGATGAATTAATAATTCTGGCAACTAGGTAACTACCGTTCCAAAATAAACTAACTCCAGAATTTCCAAATCTAATTTCATCATGTACAGTTAATGTTCCTACGTTGTTGATGTTTCCGTGGTCAGTACCCATATTTAATCCTGGTGTACTAATTCCATACGCACTATTAATAACCGTCTGATGTCCTTCGCTGTTACGTGTCGTATAGATAGAACCGGCCGAACCAATATTCACACCATTCATCTGTCCACCATTAATTGTTGCACCTGTGATAGTTACAGACGTGAGTGCTTGAGTACTAATTTTGTCGGCGTAAAATCTACCATCAGCACTCATACCAGTAATGACTGTACCGTTATTCTTGTGGAAACCCATGCCATGGTCATCAATCAACAGGTAACCGTACGGCGTGGTAATCTCCATTTGTGTAGCTTCGGCAAGCGTGGGAATCCAGCGAATTTTGTTGTTACCACCGGAATTCATGAAGTTAGTTATATCTCTCTGCGTTGACTGAACTTTTTCTGTGACTGCTTTCTGGTAGTTCTCAAGCATTTCTTTTTGCTGTCTGGTAAGGTCGTTGACATCATCAATCTTGTCGTTTGTTTCATCAAATATTTTATTGATGTCATCCTTTTGGTTAGCAAGTGCATCATCAGATCGTGCTTTGTTATCGTCAGCTTTTTTGTTGGCGTCAGATATACGCTTGTCTAGATATCTAAAAATAGTCTGCTGCACTGTTCCGGCTTTCAAACTCGTGTTTATCATCTTGTCGGGATCAAACGTCCGTTCAGTCACAGTCTGTTCTGTAGTCAAATCGTAATCGGGGTCATAGATACGGGCTGTATCACCAACTTCGGCAATCTTGGCACGCTTGCTGTTACTACCCGCACTATCGATAGTTATCGTGTAGGTCGGTAAATCAATGCCAGGGTTCTCTTCAAAATATCGTTCTGATATATCAATCAAGTCTGGGATATTCTCCACACGACTTGAGTAGTCAATATACTTACGGTGTGGAAGATTATATTTTTCCTTGTACGGTGAATTAACTTCTGGAGCATATTGTTTGTGGTTCTGTGTTACATGCGTTTCATCTCCAGTCGTTCCTTCGGTATCCTTCATGGTGAACCAGCCTACTATAGAAGTAGTTAGCTTATCGATATTCTTTTCGATAGACACGCCAGAGATATTTTTACCCCTACGCAAGTCAATTGAATTACCAGTGTTATAACTTGTTAACTTCATGTTATTGCCCTTGCGGACGATACGACCATTAAAAATAGAGGCTAACGAATTGTTAGCACCTACCATAATTTGTCCTGGGTTCTGGTTAGAATAAGTGACGTCAGTCTTACCAGCATTCTTACTGATGTCAGTACTGTACGTAAACGACTGTGATGGCAAGTCTAACTTATCTCTCATCTCTGATATAATGGCGCTCGCCGTTTTATAATCTGTGGTTAGATCTCCACGCATATAATTGTCGTTCGTCATCATAGTGATTTGGTTACACGTCACAGTCATTGTTCCAGGGTTCTTTGTGTCTGTTTTAGTGATAATAAAAATATCGCTGTCGTTAGCATTGACGGCGATACGAACAAACATTTCTGGTTTTACTAATTTAAAGTATTTTGAATTTCTAGTAATAGTAAATGTTGCCGTGTACTCACCATTAAGCACCTCATGAACTGACTGATTATATGCATCAGAGATTGATCCAACAACGTCCTTTGCTTTGTAATCTCGATATAAAATAGGTTTCATTAAATCGTCCTCCATCTAGGATATACGACTGCGTTACCCGCTGTAATGGTTACGATACCAGGTGGCAGGCTTGGGAATTCTTGACCCACGTTGAAAGCATTCTCAACAATAGTATTACCGTTGTACACGTCTTGCTGTGATTCTTCGCAATCGACCCAAGCACCACCAGAAGGCAGTGGACCAAACGTGTAAGGCTTGCCATTAATAGCAATCGTGGATACTCCAGAATTAAGAATGTGGATCAATGGACGGGAAGCATAATTAAAGCGATTAAACGTTTTAGTAGTACCCTTCACAGTTACTGATTCATCTGGACGGTACTGCTTGAATGCTTTGGCTGTGAGTTTTATCTTAACTTCTGAATAATAACTTGTTCTTGTTAATCTACTAGATGTAACAACTTCTGCGTTAGAAATTAAATACTCATAGTTAGGTTCGCCGTAATGCATGAAGCTGATATATTTATCAGTGTCAAATGCTGAATACAGTGCTGACAAACGCAATGTGCGGTCTTCTTCATCATAGGCACGAACAATTATATTGAGATCTATCTCTCGATTATCATAAGCACCTTCATCTAGAATGATTTGTTCGTTTCCACCCTCAATAGATATGAGGGATTTTTTTCGTTTTGGGATATTGATGGTTGGGTAGTTCTCAAGTATTGCGTGTAGATCTTCAATACCATTTTTACCATTAATATAAAAGTTACCTTTTTTTAAAATCATGCTATTGAACCACCTCCAAATGCAGTACTTTGATTATTAAACATCTCCCTGAATTTTTGTTCAATGATGTCAGCAGTTTGTTGACCTATTTGCTGACCATCTCCACCAGAACCGTTAACAGTTACGTTAACTTTGATATTCTGATTGTTTACTAACTTACTGTTATCAGAATTATTGGTATTTGTCGTACTGTTCGAGTAGTCAGTCAGTCCAGAATTCAATGTGGTAAAGTCGTTGACCACCTTGGAATATCCTGGTGTTCCGTTTGCATATTGCTTGATACCGCTAAACATTCTGCTAGTTTCACGAGCAGGGACAACTTGCGAATGCTTTGGAAGTGCAACCATGATATTACGTCCTTGTGGAATAAATTGTTCGCCAGTTGGAAGTTTGATCAACTCACGGAACATTGAACCACGTTCATCATTGACCATTGCAATTTCTTCACCAGAATCGTTAGTACCTTTGGCGTGTCGGAATATTCTAGAAACAACTGTGACGAACGAGTGAACTACTGGACTTTGTCCATTCCATCTTAAAATAGCCCTAATAGCTGAACTTGCTGGTCCAGAAGATTTATCATGACCTTTATAGTACTTGTCTTTTTCTTTTTTGTCATTGTGTCTTTGGGTGGCATTTTGTGATTCTTTAGAAGCTTGTTTGTTATTTGAAGCATCACCTTTGTAGTCCTTGCGGTCTACTTTTTTATCGTTGTGTCTTTGGACGGCATCCGTACTTTCCTTGGACTTCTTTTTAACGTCTTCAGCATCACCTTTAAGGTTCTTCTTATTAGCTTTCTTTTTGTTGTGCCGATTAATAGCATCCTTGGCATCATTTACAGCACCTTCAAGTTCAACATCATTACCGCCAAGCTTCTTAACAATAACTTTTTTGCCATTGTAATCCACAACAGCTTTTTCACCATTTTTGGTTTTATCAAGAATATCTTGATTCTCCGCAACTAGTTTCTTTCTATCTGCTTTTTTCATGTTCCAGCGAGTAAGTGTATTGCCTGCATCAAAAAATTTAGCCATTGCATCATCTGAATTAACAATGATGTTCTTTTGCTTCTCTGGCATGTCATTGAACGATACGTATGAGCCAACTAAGTTACCCAAATCTTTGGCAGAATTGTCAGTATTAATAATTGCATCTTTTTCATCCAGAGTTAAGCCATCCCACGTGCCAGCCTTTACCATTGCTGCAACAACTGGTGCTGAAGCTTTATCTTGGATAATTGCATCATGAGCCTTAACATCTAACCCGTTCCACAATCCTGCTTGATAAAGTGGCTGAACAAGCTTGGCAGTTGCCTTATCATTCACGATTGCATCCTTATCGTCCAAACTCAATCCTTGCCATACTCCTGCTTGAACCATAGCTCCAATCAATTTACCAGTTGCATCATCATTTATAACTGCGTTCTTTTCATCAAGCGTTAAGCCATCCCATTGTCCTGCATCAATCAATGCATCCACAATTTTACGGCTGGCCTTGTTATTAATGATTAAATCTTTTTGGTTGGGAGTAAGATCGTTCCATTTACCAATATTCTTCAATTGGTCAACAACTTCTGCATTACCTTTACCAGTAATAACAGCTTCCTTGGCGTGCATGCTTAACCCATTCCACGTGCCTGTTTGAGTAAGTAAATCTACTAAATCTTTCTCACCAGAAGTATTAACCAATGCTTGCTTGTCTTTCATGGACATATCGTTCCACTCGCCCGCATTGATCATAGCGATAGACAATTCTTTTTGACCTTTGGCACGTACAATTGCAGTTTGTTGTTTTGGTGTGAGTTTATCCCAGTTGTCAATATGCTTTACAACCTTAGTTAGATCTTCATCACCTTGTACACGAATCATTGTTTCCTTTTCTTTCCAAGGAAGGTCATTCCAACGTCCAGACTGTATTGCTGCTTCACCAATCATTGACTTAGCATTTGATGTGATTTTTGCATGTTTAAGCTCGAATTGAAGTTGTGCCCAACCCATACCAGTCTTGGCTGTATCGTTGATAGTTTTTTGTGCATCAGTCTTGATTCGTCCAGTCTTAGGGTCAAGGACCATTTTATTCCATTGCTCGCCCGCTGACTTCGTGACCTTAGACATCTTAGAAGCTGTATCAGCAATACGTGAATTTGATGTGGAAATTGTGTCAGCATTCTTTTTTGACTTCTTAGTTACCTCATCATAGGATATGCCATATTCTTTTAAAGTAGCCTTAATATCAGCAACACTATGGCCAGCTTGTTTTGCAAGCTCAACGTATTTCTTACCTTGCTTGTCCATAGAAGTACTATGTTCGTCACTCAACTTACTCATAGCTTTTTGATAATCTTTTTCACTGATCAATCCCTGTTTTCTAAGGTTTTTGATCATTGAACTTTGCTTTTTATACTCTGACTGTTCTTTCTTAAAAGCACCCTGTAATGTTTTTACACGCTGTCCAGCTTGAATTGTGGTTAGTTTCTCCACATCAGAATTCAGAGCTTTTTCAACTTCTGTTTTCTTTTTACCGGATATTCCAAGAAGTTTGATCTCATCATCATTCATTTTTTTCTTGGAATTTAGAATGTATTGATTTTCGTCATCAGTGTACCCACGGTGTTTTTTTGCAGCATTTTTAACAATGTCATTAACGTTGTCACTAGTTTGCTTAGCGTTCTTTTTAATTTTCTCATTGTTTTTCTTTTGCTTTTCCGCAGCTTTACCAACTATTTCAGCAACATCATCTGGCAATCCTTTTAGGCCTTCGGTAAGTTTCTTATTAGCGTCATCAGCTGTTTGACTAATTTGGTCAGACATGCCTTTAAATGACTTACCAATAGAACTTGCGCTCTCACTGGCATTATCATCAAATTCTTTTAATGCTTGACTTGCTTGGCCATTAAAATCTTTCATGTGGGTGAGTGCTGTATCGGCTTTCTTACCAACCGTAGTTCCCCACTTGCTGGTTTCAACGCTTGATTCCCAAGCTTGTTTACCCCACGAATTCCAAGCCCAAACACCACCAGCGACTGCAGCAACTACTCCTGCAATTCCTAATGCAACCGGTCCAGACATTAAAGCAAATCCACTTGCTGCACCTGCGGCACCTTCCATGCCTCCCGCTAATGTTGCTGCGCCACTTGCACCTTCGACTGCTGCGCTGCCAACTGTAGTAGCTGCTTTAGCAGCAGTTGCAGTTTTACCTGCAAATAGAGTAGCACCTTCAGCTCCTGAACTAAACATAGACAACAGTTTTGTTCCTGCACTTGATGTCCGATTAAAAGCCACCATTGTATTTCCAATTCCCTTGGCCAATAGTCCTACCGAACCTGTAGTTACTTTACTAATCGTCCCTATTCCTTGCATTGTTTTTGCAACAGGTCCAATTGCAGCAACTAACGCTACTGATTTCAATATTGTTTGTTGTTGAGAATCGTCTAATTCAGCAAATTTCTTTACCACATTAGTCAAATCTTTGACCAGTGGCATAAGTGTAGGTGTCAATTTCTCACCAACTGTGATAGCTAAGACATGCAATGATTCTTTAAATCTTGCAATTTTGGAAGCTGATGTATTGTTCATGGTGTCAGCAATCTCTTTAGTCGAACCACTGGCTTCTTTAGTCTTCTTGGTCAAGTCGGTTAAAGCACCACCACCTTCATTGATAAGTGCATTCATACCTGCTTGTGCTTCTGTACCAAATGCCATAGCAACGGCACTGGCTTTTTGCTCTTTCGTCCAACCCTGCGTATTGGTTTTGATCTTGTCCAATATTTCGGGAAGTGTGAGAGAGTGATTTTTAAAGTCTTCCACATTAATGCCAAGTTCTTTAAATCCTTGAACGTTCTGTCTACTTGGCTTCATCAAACGTGTCAATGCTGAACGCAATGCAGTACCAGCAACTGAACCTTCAATACCTTGATTACTCATCAAACCAATTGCTGCTGCAGTCTCTTCAAGCGAGATACCAGCAGAATGAGCAGTAGGACCAACGTAAGTCATGGCATCACCCATGTCAGTAAATCCTGCAGCAGTTGCATTAGCTGTATAAGTCAAACTATCAGTAACACGTTCAGTGTTTTTAAGCATTCCTGCAGTGCTGTTAGACTTCAAGCCAAATTGTTCAAGTGTTGAAGTTGAAACAGTCATAACATCATTGAAGTCGTCACCAGAAGCTTTGGCAGCATTCAATATGGAAGGCATTGCTCCCATTGTTTGGTTAGCTGAATATCCACGCTTTACAAGCTCTGTCATACCAGCATTGATTTTATCAGTTGAAACACCATACTCTGTTGCCCATTTCTTACTTGCATCAGACATTTGTGTCATCTCTGATTTAACTTGAGATGCACTCTCACCATTAGCTTTCAGAAGTGGTGCAATATTAGCGATCTGTGAATTAAAATCAATAGCTGATTTAGCAGCATAACCAAAACCTGCTACAATTGGTGCAGTAACTCGTGTAGTCATGGTATTACCAATGGAACCCATCTTGTCACTAAATCTACCCATCTTGCCACTGACTTCAGTTAGCCTAGTTCCAACCTTGTAAAAGCCATTTTCCTGCAACGCAATCTGTTTATTTGTTTTGCCCATTGCAGCGTCCAACTGCATCATGTTTGCCTTTGTCTTATTGACTTGAGCAGCGGCGTTTTGTTGTCTACGTGTTAGCTTCTCTTGTTCCCCGGACGTCGAGGCTGTTTGTTTGGACAATCTAGCGTAAGTTGCTTCTTGCTCTTTTAATCGTGCTTGATAGTTTCGCATTTGCTGTTGCATTGTGGAATAGTTAGCTTTCAAGCCATTTAAACTATTGCCGTATGCTTTAGCGGCAGCATCTTGAGTTTTTAAAGCAGCGTTTGTATTTTTGATCGTGGAAGTTAGTGCAGCAGAAGATTGTTTAAACGGGTCAATGTTTAACGTGACCGTTGCAGCTAAATGTCCTAAGCTTCCTGCCATATTCTAACCCCTCTCTTTAAGCAAACAAGAACGGGAACGCTCTATCGATAGTAGTTTCTTTCTCTTCGTAAATATGGTTCAACCTGTGGACATCGTCCATAGTCATTTTGTCTAAATCAGACAACTTGTAATCCTGTTGCATCATACTTTTGTAAAAACTATCGATATTATCGAGCGAATCCGTAAGTGATTGCTTTGTTATTTTTTTGCTTTACCTTCGTCAACTTCATCATCGTTAGGTGTTCCCAGTGCATCATCAATAGCTTTGGAAACTTCTGTCATAGCCTTTCCATCAGCACCGTTTAAAACATCTTGACGTGAGAACTGGTTGTTCCAGAAATTAACAGCAAAATCGGCTACTTCTTCTGAATTCTTTAAAAATTGTTTATCGGTTGGACCATCATCATCTTGATACATAGCCACTTGATGTTGCTGTAAGATCAATGCTCTTGTGATTTCCTTCAAATATGGTGGCTCTGTTCGTTTAAATTCTTCTAACTTGCCATCAATTCGCAATTTAATTTTATATACCATTGATTTCTCCTATAAAAAAGCCGAGACATTTCATCTCGACTTAATTAGTTTATTCCGACCGCCACCGCTACCAGACAGGGAGTATGCTGTATTTCTTAAACTGTAAATTCAGGTACGTCTACTTTCGGACTGTCTATATTTTCTTCTCTATAAATCAAATAGTAATCACCCGTATTTACTTTTGTACCAGACGTTAGTCCAGTGATTGTTATCTCTTTTGAAGCATCAGATTTTGACACTTGATTTCCAGATTTATCAAACAATATCAAAGACTCATTATCTCTATTAGCATATTGTTCTCCATCTTTGATATGAACCCCTTGCTCATCTGACTCAACGGAAACCTTATCCGGTGGCAAGATATTTTTATTAGAGTTTTCATATCCTCCAGGAAATCCATTTGCATATTGTCTTGCAACAATTTTAAAACCATCTTTAGCTTGCTGATCCATAAAGTTAAGACCGTCATCAATGCCTTGCTCAATTTGTTCATAGGTGGCGTACTTGCGACTTGGAATATCTGGCCATACGTTTTTATCCAATGTATAGCCATATTCCCCAACCTTGGTTTTAAAGTCATCTAGAATTTTTACGATGTTTTCCTTTGTAAACACATTTTTGCGCAAGTCATTCCAACGTTTAACAGCGACGTCCGGATAACTAAGGAACGCAAGTTTTAACAACTTGTTTCCAACTACCCAGCCTTTTCTTGAATAATCAGTTAATCCACCGAAAGTTAGATCAAACGCTCCATCCATATCATATGGGAGCATGAAAAACATTTCTCCATTTAGAGACAAATACCCAACATTGTTACAAACATTGTCTTGTGCATTCATGAAGTTCATTAGTAAACCATAATCAATGACATTGTAAATGTTATATCGCTCGCCATAATTTTGTTTAAACGAGTCAAAACCATAAAATTGAGTAAACGCGATCCAATTATAAACTGCTTGTTGAGCAGTAGTTAGACGATCACCTTCATCTGGAGTTTCAAGTTTGAAATCACCAGATGAACCATCAAGCTTAGCATTGACGTCCCAACCCATTGTGACATTACCCCAGCCTTTGGCATTCATCTGAATTGCCTTTATATCTGTGTCTTGTACATTAGTCATTTCGGTAGTGTTATCAAGATTAAATGTATAAAGTCCCATGAATTCATCATTTATACGTACTTCACATGGAAAACCGTCGATTGAACCGTACATTCCGTTTGAAGCCAGTTTTTTATACACGTCGTCTTGTCCCAAAATATCAACCGTACTTGGGTCCGCCATTACCTGCTTCCACAGTTTTGCTCCCACAATATTTCTAACATGCGTTGAATCAACGTAGTCAGCTTTCAATACATATTTATTTGTGGCATACCACTCATCAGAAACCTGTACTGGTTTCTTTGTGGAATATGTGTCATCAGTATAGATTTTCATAGAGTAATTTTTCTTTGAATAATTGATTGAACTCATACCTTGCCAACCAACTTTAACAAATCCTTCAAAGTTATATTTATTTGAAGGATCAGTATATTTCACAGAAAGCTCTTTCTTATCGTCTTTCGACATACCTGACACGTCTCCAAAAAATTCCACTAGCGGGAGAGTCATTGTTGATTGAGTGACATATGTTTCTGGCACATCAATTTCCGGACTTTCTCCGGCACTATTTTTGTATGATGCTTTAAAATCACCATTCTCTATTTTTGTACCTGCTTGAATGTCACTCGTAAAAGACACCGAGTCACTTTCAGATTGAGCGATGATTTTTCCATCTTTTTTAATAATCAATTTCTTAGACATTAATCATCACCTCCAAGTACGTTAATAGTTATTTGACTATCATTTGCTTTAATTGACGCCTTTTTAGGCTTTACTGGGAATTTCGTCTAAGGCCTTCAAATCATCTTCACTCTTAGCAAATACGTATTGTTTGAATGAAGCAAGATCAAACTCTTCACTGTCTTCACGACCGATAATAACCATCATGCCATCATCAGCATCTCCACGTGGTGCAAACGTACCAGTTGATTCATCTGCTTGTGGATCTGGTGTTCCGTCAACAGTCTTAGTATCGATACCTGGAAGTGAGAACTTACCTTTGAGCATACCAACCCAAACACCTTTTCCATCTTCCATCTTAGTCTTGAATACTACGGCGATATCATTAGGTACAAGGTTCTTGTTGTACAATTCAACGCCTTTCTTAACATTGATACCAAACCAATCTTTACGTGCATCTGATGTAATATCGTAAATTTTTACGTCTAGCGTTGCTTCTGAAATACCACCAGATAAAACAACGTAAGGACCATCATCAGCTGCGATCGATTTCAATTCATTTTTTAGGTCCATCTTAACTTCTGTTAAGCCTGGAAGTGCTTTCTCTTCACCAGGTACAAAATCATCTTCAACTAATCCATAACTGAAATGTGATGCACCAAATTTAACTTTTCCCATTGTTAATACCTCTTTATTTAATATTTTTTTTGCATAAAAAAAGGACTTACTGATTAAGCAAGTCCTTGAAATTCATAATTACTTTGGACCATAAGTAGGTCCGTCATGTCTGGATCGGTAGCACGATATTTGTAGTAGCGTTCAAATCCAAATGAACGCATTAACTTATATATCAACCGTTCCATATCAACTGATTCTTGAGCTTTAGTTTTAACTATCCAGAAATCTATTTGAAAACGTGGATATTCGATAATTCGTTCATCATCAGCATAGTCAGCCAAGTCACCTGGGATAGATGTAATTCTTATCCACGGTGCATTCTTATTCTGAACAAACGAATTGACTGGTGTACCCACAAATATTGGATTATTAGATAGTCGCTTACCTCTTACATCATTCATAAAATCAGTCAATGAAGTGCTTTGGTTTAAAAACTTATATACGTCATATTCTGAAATTGTCATACTTGTAAATTATCCTTAAAAATTTGTAGTACTTGACCACGTGTCTGTTCTTGAGTTTCCTCAATAAAATGCTGTGGCTCTTGCTTAGATGTGCCCGAGTTAGGAAAGTGAGCAATTGGACCTTTGACCTTGTCATAACCAACTGGTGCTTGATATTCACCAGTCTTAATGGACACGCTACCAACTTTCATATGTTGTTTAAGGTGTCCTTTACCACTGTGGTCAATTGGTGAAACTGGGGTGTTTTCTGCCAGTTGCTCGCCAAAAAATCTAGCGCCTTCACGTACTGACTTTCTAGCTTTCCTATCAAATCCAGCTTCTAATGTTTTAACGTTATTCAACATCTCTTCAATACCTGTGACTGGCATTATTCCACCGCCTTACAAGCTATCTTTGTGACATTTCGTTTGTCATAGTCTGGATCAATACTATCTATCCCATACTCTTTGCCACGCCAAATAACGTGCCACATGGAATCAATAGGAATACCAATCTCAAACTTGATAGCAAAATTAGGCGATTCTTTACGTATCCCAACTTTAGTAGACGGGTCACGAAATTCCCGCATTGGTGTGTTTAACAGCTCCGCCCAGCAGGAATATTCCGTGGTTTTCTCTTCTTCGGTAGGTACGCCAAATTCTGTAACACCTGGCTTTTTAGAGATGAATTCAATACGTTCAGTCATGTGTGTCAATCTCATTGTTCATCACTCCCCAATTCGGTACGGAGCTGATTAATAACATTAACGACCGTTGTATTTTGCAACGGAAACCGCATGACTTCTGAACCCGTACCACGATAGTAGTAATCTTCTTCCACGTACTTCATCAGTGCCACGAAAAAACGGCTATCCTTAATGAGTTCAGCGGGAGTGAGATCAGTGTCAATAGCTCGTGCAATCTCCATTGAGCCAGAATCAACTAACTGTTTTAAAACATCATCATCAAATGATTGGTCAATTTTGCAGTAGTTTTTTAACGTTGCAAATTGCTCTTCATTAAGTAGGTCTGTCATAAGCTAGCCCCCAATCTTTGAAAGCAATATGGCTTTAGTATCGCCACTAGCATACTTAATACCTTGACTATCTAAATATGCTTTTATCTCGGCAACAGTAGAGTTCTCATCAACCGCCCTTGTAGTTGGTTCTACCGTTTTTTCTGGGCTAGACGCTGGGAGTTGAAGCTTTTTGTGTTAAGAAGTAACCAGCTTTTTCATCAGCAACTTTAACGTCAAAACGTGTTGCAGCTTGCAAGTATTGACCAAAAATCTCATTGTCAACCCAACGTACTTGGATATCTAATCTATCAGCCATGATGATTGCACGCTTGATATCACCGACCCAAGCATGTGCTTCTCCGGCTTTACCAAGTGCTGTATCTTCCACAACAGTAACTGGGATACCTAGCAATCTAACTGGTGAGCCGTCTACGATTGGTTGTTGTAATAAGTATTGTCCGTTGCCGTCTTTCAATGTATCCAAGTAGTTATAGAACGATTGACTGGCAATAATTACCTTTTGATATGCAGGGTCAAGATCAACGTTGATAATGTGTTTGATATCATCAACTGATTCACCTGCAACGTCTTTAGCTGTAAAGCTTTGTAGTGCAGTAGCGATAACAGAATTTGTTGTGTTGATTTTTTGTTCCTGTGCGTTTTGTGACACGATACCAAGCAAGTCAACAGCTGAATCAGCAATAGATTCGTTTGATACAGGAATAGCACCACGATATGTCTTAACTTCCCAGTTCACTGTTTCGAATTGTGGTTTTGCTAACTCTGGATTCTTAGCAAGTTCATCAACTGATACAAGTCCAGTAGTAGCACGCTTCAAAATAGGATATTTACCAGAAGCAGTATTGGCTTTAAAGTGTTGTACTAATTTTGATAAGTCAGTAACTGATTTAACTTCTGATTCTGGATTGTAAACAATGTCCTCTGGAATAGTTACGTCAGCATCTGGACTTGTTAAGCCATCACGGACAGCACCTTTAGTATGTAGATATGTATTCAATGCTGAACGGAGTTCTGTGTTTCCACGCTTGAGTGAACGTTCTGGTCCTTGTTCTTCGTCTGGCTTTGGTGCATCTTCTGGCTTGTCGTTTGCAACAGCCTTGTATGATGCAAGTGTTTCGTTTCCAGACTTGATTTCAATATTCAAATCTTTTACTTCTTTAGCTTTTGCATCAGCGTTTTTAATATCATCATCTGATGGTTTTTCAGCATCTAACAATGCTCTTGTTTCTTGTACTAATTTTGTTTTACGTTCTTGCATGTTTTCAATATTTGATTGCAATGAACGAATTTTTTCGTCGAGTGTCATATATGACCCCTTTCCGCCTACTTTTAGGCAATAAAAATAGCCATCCCATTAATCTTGGATAGCTTCTTTAATTTCTGAAATTTTTAACTCACGTAATAATTCATCACGTTTCTTGAGTAGTGGCAATTCTCTGATAGCCTTAACTTTCTCAAGTGACCTTGCACCAACGGATACATTCGTATCTGAATATGCAGGTGTGGTAACTACTGACACATCATACAAGTGTGCAATGTTATTGATACGGCGTTCATAATCCACACCTTCGATATCACTACGCTTCCAGGTGTCGGCTGTGTCGTCATCTGGCATATCAAATGCAAATGAGCATTGATTGATAATACCCGATCTAATGTTTTCTAGTACATCATGAGCAAGTGTTGTATCTGGGAGTGTGACTTTAAACCTTAATCCAACGTCATCAACATTCATTTCAAGATTAACGCCCGACCGCCCTAACACTTGAGATTGATCGTGGTTAAAAGTAGCAACTACGTTAGACATGTCTGTGTTATCTAAACAACGTTTATCTAGAGTTTCCACAAAAACATTACCAAATCCCAATGGATTGGAGCGTTTATCGAATTTCAACGCATAGCCTTCAATCACATTGCTGTTTGTTTCTTCATCACTTCGTAACTCAACCTTAGATTGTATCGTTCTTAATTCCCGTGTTTGATTCATTTCCCTCACCCCCTTTCTGGTCTTGATATTGTTCTTTCTTATCAAGGAATACGGTATTCAATGAAGATTGATAACGATTCATATTAGGGTCATCAATAGGTTTCTTGCCTAACTCACGTCTACCTTCGTTGTTTGAGTAAATACCATTTTGCTGAAGGGTGGCAATATCCGCAACAGTCATGCCGATTTCCTTAGATATATCAAAATCAAAGTATCTATTGTGCCTATCCTCATCAGACAGCAGCTTGAGCATTAATTCTTGCTTAATAGGTGTTAAATAAAACGGTAGATCGTACTTAACATATCCTTCTTGCAACTGCTTTACTGATTGGTTAGGCGAGTTAATGGCAAGCTTGAATGCGGGAATACGCAACGCCTTAGCAAGCTGATTGGTTGTCCAGTTATTTGAATTGATTAAATTCAAAACGTTGGTATCAACTTCAATAGGCGTGTACTTCATTGTGGAATCAATGATTACTGGAGCATTGCCACCAGTAGACTGTGCATATTCAAAGTCTTCACGAATCTTCTTACGAGCTTTCTTGTTCAATCTCGAACCAGGTACTTCAAGGACGGCACTCTTCAATCCACTCTTAAAGAACTTGGATAACGTATTAACTCCAGAACTTTGAAGATTCATCTCATCCTCCAACGATAAGAGTGGGGAGCGACCTAAAATAGTATCAGTTGAGAAAAATTTCATATGTATTACGTCTTCTGGCTTGCACTCAATCATTTTCCTTCCATCATCTGGAGTAAATTGATAAACATATTTAGCACCAGATGTAGTATTGATCTGATTGATGTTTGTTTGAGATGGAGCAAAGAATTCAAACTCAAGTGGCTTATGTGCTTGTGGTCCTCGCTTGCGTGGGTCACGTTTGATACGTGAATAAGCATTACCAGTAAGAATTGCATTAGCGACCATGGCAAACTTCCACGTGTAAGCAGAAATGATTTCACTACTCTTCTTATTCAATAAATAAGTAACTTCATCATCTTCCACAAATGTATCATCTTTGTCTTCGAATTCCAGTATTGGAAAGCGAGCAACGTCACCAGCAATAATTGATACAGCTGTTAGAACGTCAGAATTCTTTAAAGCCCCAATACCTACAGTGCTTCCACGTGAGATACTTGGTAATATCCCATCACTTAAGTACTGACCTGCCCAGTCATCTGGGTTGGTGTTTAAACTTCTAAAAAAGGCCATTTATTTACCTCCTATCTGATAGGTATGCAATTACGATTAGTTCAATGCCGGATACTATCAAACCGGCAATCGTATTGATCTTGAAACCTGCAACAGCAAGCAACAAAAAACCACAGATTAGCAATATCTGTGGCACGTTTATTATTAACCAGTCAAATATGACCGATAATATATTTTTCATATAATCACCTAAAATCCAAAATCATCAGACATAATATAATCATCCGTTAAAAAGTTCTCAATATTCTCGGTAAAACAGATAGCGTAAGCATCAAGCAATGCATCAAGCGCATCAATTTTATTACTGTACTTATTCTTGTCGATTCTTACACCATTGTTGTCAGTCATGGTAACAGCGTTGTTGGCAGCATTCGTTAAAATCTCATTGCCAGAATGTTTTATCTTGCCTTCCAGAACGTCATCTCTGAATTGCTTTGTTGGCATTGAGAGTGTCATTGTCCCCTGCCTAATCGTTATCTGTTCCCATTCGGGGTGGTTCTTTTCGATAAGTGTTAACAGTGGTCCATATTGGTAAGGGTCATACATGATACCTTGTACTTGAATATCGTTACTTTCAATGAAGTTATCCAACCATTCGTAAACACGTTCGTTATCGATTACACCAGATTCAAGTGTGGTGATCTCGCATTCACCTTTTTCTTCCACACGTCTGTAGTCCATACGGTCACGTTTGATTTTTGCATCAAGTCCGTACTTCGTTCCAACAAATGAATAGTTGTCAGAATACCAAACGCCCTCAACTGGATACATCCACGAGATGGCATACAAGTCAGAACTCTTACCAACGTCTACACCAAACCAAACACGCTGGCCATTAATAGGTGGCATTTCGTCCGCTGCGGCGTTTTTCCAACTTTCAATATCAATATATGAATTCTCTTCTGCTTGCCTCCACATGTTGAAATTCTTGACCAGAACGGCATTCTTTTCACCAGTTTGCTTGGCTACTTCCCAACGCTTACTCAAGTATTCTGTAAGCTTGCCACTGACTGACTTAACTTCTAACAGTGGATTGCTTTTTATCCACGTGGACTTGTCTTCGATCTCATCAATAGATTCTTGTTCAGCCACAAATGCAAAATACTGGTCATCTTCTATCTCACCTTTAAGGATTTCCTTAGCACGTGGATATTCCACAGTGAACATAGGAGCGTTCATATTAAAGTTAGCTGTAGATATAATCACTATCAACGGATTATCCAGCTGACCTTGACCAGATTCAAGCAGTTCCATCATCTCTGATGTTTTACTTGCTCCGTATTCGTCTAGTACTCCCAGATATGGTTCAAAACCATCAGTCGCCCCCGTATCACGAGAGAGCGGACGTACATAAGAATCATCATCAAGGTTAACAAGTAGCTCTCTAACTCGCTTAGTAGAACTCTTGACGTCTGGATACTTAGCACGTAACTGATCTAACTGTTTACGAGCCATCTCAAATGCAATTTTGGCTTGTTCTTTGTCGTTAGCAGTACAGAATATTTGTCTTGAACGTGCAGGATTCTTACCAAACAAGAATTCATAAAGGATAATACCCGCAATTAGCAGTGTTTTACCTTGTTTTCTAGCCATGGAAACAAAAACCTTATGATATCTACGCAAGTCATGGTTGTCTTTACGTACCCAGCCATAGATAGATTCGATAATAAACTTCTGAAAACCTGCTAGTTTGTGGTTATCGCCCTTAGGGTCGGGCAGCATTTCGATAAATCTGACTGCTTTTTGTGCTTTTTTCTTGTCAAATACGTATGGGAAGTCACTACTTTCGGACTTTTTCACGTCTTTTTCATGCCTTTTAACTGCATTTAATACGGACTTACATGAGAGAATATCACCGTTTAGTATTTGTTCAACATAATCTTCAAATGTTTCTACCAACTGGCATCCCTCCTATCCAAATATTTCTTTCAAATTGTTCTGTTTCTTGGTGTCTTTTGGTATGTTCAATCTCATTCTAGAATCAATAGTTAATCCAATTTCAGACGCTGCGGAACGAATGTTTTTTGATATCTTATCTAGTGCATTAATCAACGTGATACGATCTTTCATGTCATCCGCACCATCAAGTGCCCTATTGATCTCATCAAACTGCTGATACCAAACACAATATTGTTCTACCATAGCCCTATCCACAGCTCTTATAGGAAGGTTACGCAGGTCTGGTACGATTCTCTTCCATTCTGCTTTAGCAACTCCAGATAGCCGTTTTGGGGGTGTAGGTTGTAACATCTTATAACCATCGGAAGCCAACACTTCGGCATTGTATTTGGCTTCTTGTTGTTGCTTAGTTAGATTAGCTTTTGATTGTTCTAATAGCCTATATCTTCCACCTTTACCAGCCATAAGCATCACTCCTTTCTGTTAGTCCCCACTTTTGGCAATATATGGGGTTTAGTCCCCACTTTAAAAGCTTATTAAATAGAATTTCGCTCGCAAAAAAGGGAGCGTGTGTTCAATCGTGCCCCAGATCTTCACCCCCGATTTTTTTGGTGGGGGTAGGTCTACCTACTCTACCATAGGGTACAGAGATTTACGGCGATATTTTTTTCTGTTTGAAAAATCAATAAAATAAAATTGTCTGAAATTGCATTGCACAAACAATAAATTATTTTTATTTTTTTCTTTTTTTTGTTTTTATCAATTTATAATCATCAAACAATCCTTCATCATCTAATCTATCTATCTTGTCCATAGTAGTAGACATACTGTCCGTGTACCGTCCGACTGTCTTCAATCTTCTTGTACATTCTTCTCTTGTTGTATCAAGTCTTAAGTACTCAACATCATATCCAGTTGTGACTAACAAGTTCTTCAGTCTTTCGTCTGGGAAGGTTCTTAATATCCACACATTATTAAACGTACGCTCTGTCCTTAACTTGCGTAGTATCATCTCGTAAATGAGTTCAACATATTCATAGATGTCTACGTTGGACTGATGAAGTCTAGACTTGATGTTGGATAGTTTGTCTTGATTGTTTGACTGATTGTCATTGTCTGAATAAATTGATTCAATTAAATTTCCATTTAACGAACTCATTAACAAATCATAATCAAATACTAGATCGTGACTAGTATCCACTTTACTGGCTACGTAGCTAGCCATACCGCTCCCAGGGTATCCTGATATAACGTGTACCTTCATGGCTCGTTGTACTCCTTTGTGTCTCTTAGTCCATTCTCTTTTAGTCTTGAGTTGATGACACTTCTTACATAATGTTTCTAAGTTGTCAACGTCATATCTGTTTGACCAATCATCTTCTGATGGAACAATATGATCAACTAGATAACCTTTATTGCCACATCTCACACATAGGTCAAGGTCTCTGGTCATGGCTTCAGCTCTCACCTTTTGCCACTGGGTACTATGGTAAAACTTAAGGTAGTCTGGTTTCTCAACGGCACGCCTTCGATTATATTGCTTGTCGTATTCAGAACGGGACACCTCATCAAAATCAACCAGTACCCGTTTTCCATTTTTAAATATTAGCTTCTTTGGTTTGCTGATACTGGTCACCACCTAAAATAAAAAGTCACCCCGTTTAGAGTGACTTAGTTAATATTGGGATGGCAGGAATCGAACCTGCATACTTGCTAGCGTATAGTATATCCACACCACTGGATACATCCCACCGAGGAGGATTATATGAATAAGGGATGGATACACTCCCGGTATGTATATCCAATGAGGATCAGTGGAATCGAACCACTGTCGTACGCCAGTATCCCCACAATGCCACGCCGTTATCATAAGCAGGCATTAATAGCGTTGAGCTAGATTTTAACGTGTTTACTCATCTACGAATTTTTGTTGTTGTCTGTTTAAACTCAATTTTTACCACCTCCGTTCATTTTTGTTTTGTGCAACAAAATAGCCACCCAATAATATGAGTGGCGTTTAATGGTGTATATACTTTAGCAATAATTCTGTTTTTCGTGAATTGCCCGGAGTTGAAATAAAATTCTGTTTCTTACCGAGTTCACACGCTATCTCGGTATTAGGTAGGACAGTATACTCTGAAATATATATTTGGTTCGTTGGTAACTGATTCAACCAATTATCAAAATCATCATTATTAAACTCGCCATATGATTGCTTAGTATTAATATATGGCGGGTCGCAATACACGATGTCATCTGGTTTGATATTCAATTCATGATAGTCACACGAGGAGTATTCTATTCGCTCTAATTGTTGTAGTCGTTGTAGCTGTTCTAATTGTTGTAGTCGTGCTAAGTGCTGTAGTCGTTGTAGTCGTTCTAATTGTTTTAGTTGTGCTAAGTGCTGTAGTCGTTGTAGTCGTTCTAATTGTTTTAGTTGTGCTAAGTGCTGTAGTCGTTGTAGTCGTTCTAATTGTTTTAGTTGTTCTAATTGATTATTATGTTTCAACGAGTCTTTATGATGTCTAATCCACTTGTGAAAATAAGCATATTTTTCTTGAATAGTAGAAAGTTCTTTGGCTTCTGCATATATGTTATCTAAAAAAGTCCCAGAGTTACCAAAAAATAGTGCCTTGGTAGCCTGCAATTTTTCGGCCTCATTTTTTTCACTCCAAAGGTAATCGTGCATATTATTACCAAAAGAATAACAAATAAGTATCAGCGTCCTTTCTACTGATATTGGTTTATTATCGCGCCAATCTAAAAAATCATCTCGTGTGATATAAACATAATCTAAAAAATTAAGCTTTGAATCCCCCAAGAGCAAGTCTTTTAGTAGCTCAACAACGTATTTTCTACGATCATTGTACAAAACCAAATCATATTTATTGGAGGATGCAGCGTGTAATGACATGGAGCCGCCACCCCCAAAAACGTCAACGAAGCGTTTGCCGTTAGGCAATATGTTCATTATTTTTTCCGCTACTTGACTTTTATTGCCAGTATAAGGAAGCCCTCGTTTCCACCTATCAATGTTTTTCATTAAATCCATCCTTTTTTTATGCAACAAAAAAAGCACCCCGTTATTAACGGAATGCTTAATGCAACAAATAATTTGAAAGGGTCAATTAAGACCTATGCGAGCCTCGGGAATCGAACCCGAGCATAGAAATGTGATAAGAAAAAAGGTATTGGTATTTTTGGGAGGAAACCGCCAGTACTCGCCTAATAAAAACAGTGACCGTTATCATAAGTCACTGCGTGAAACTTGTCTTTTTTTAAAGGTCGTTCTGCAGTTAGAGACAGGCTGTCTTTGTGTTATAAATTATTTTCTTTCAAATTTTTCTATACTATCAATTTACCCCATTGACAAGGTAGAAAACTACACATTTTTGTCTACACTTATCAATCCTTTTTCAATGGCCAATAATTCTAAAATTCTATATCTTTTCTTGTAAATCCCCGCTACTGAATAATTTAACCTATCAGCGATCTCTCTCCACCCTAGATAATCGCTATTAACAAATCGCATATTGTAAATCATTAACTGTTCATCACTCATCTTGCTGATAGCACGTTCACAGTCATCTTTTAAATTAAATAGACGTTGAAGTTCTTTATCTTCGTCTTTTTTTATTGTCAAAATTTCTTGTGGCTTTATGATGATACTTGATCTACTACCCTCCGGATTTTCATTACTTTCAGTCCAAGGATGTTCAATAGCAACTACCCTGATGGCAATGTTGGTATTAACTTGTTGATACTCTTTAAAGTCCTCTTCTAGTTCAAGCAATCTACTCTTACTTAATTGTTGAATGGTTATTCCCCCTCGTTCTTAATGAACACACCATTTAAAGTCTTCCCTTTACGATTCTTGATCGTATCAACTGCAAGTTCCAAGCAATCTTTTAAATCGAATCCTGTTTGTTGACAGAGGATAATCATGACAACCATCACATCACCAATCGAATCCGGGAAACCTGAGTTAGCATTTGAGAAATCATGATTCTTATATGCTTCCTTTAACTCATCAATCTCTTCTTGCAGCTTATTAAATTGTTTCGCTGGGTCATTATTATCTAAGCCACGTTCTTTTGACCATTCTTGTACTGCTTTAATTAAATCGTTGTCCATTAGTCTTCCACCTCATCTTGTTCAACGGACAATGAATCCATCAAGCATTGTTGTGAACAAAAAATATTGTCTGATCCATCTTCCCTTTCAAAATAATTGAATTGTAAAAAGTTATCACCAATCGAGTAATACATTTCTCCTAAGCCAATTGATTGGCTACATTCTGCACATGTTTTCATTCTTCCACCTCATCATCATTAATTTCAGAAATTATATTGTTCCCACTCTAACTTTTCCCTTTGCATAATAAAAGATTGCCATGCTAATACCGTTCTAGCATTGATTCGTATGCCGGATTAATTGCTAACCAGTCCTCTTTGGTATTTTTAACCGGATTATAAAAGGTTAATGGTCCCCAATCTAATTTGTTATTGGTATAGTCATGGTAAATAACACAGTTCGTATTAGTGTCATGAATGATATACAGTTTATCGGGAAAAATAACAGTTCCCATTACCACGTTATTAATGTCGGCCATAAAATCAAACTCTTTTGTGTGCTCCATTGTCATGTACTTTGCTTGTAAACTCCCGATACCGTGAGTTTCTGGCATGAGCAACTTACCTATTGCATGTATAGGGCTATCGTAAGCTTTTACAAGTTCTTTTAGTTCCTTTAGTTCGCCTTCCGTGTAATTTAATTTTAATTTATATTTCATCGTCTTCCTCCACTTTATCGTCTTCTACGTCTTCCATAAATGGCACAAATCTTGGATCAATAGCAACAACTTAATCACTTGTGAACTTAACTTTCCAGCCGTTAAGCTCACGCCTGCTATCTAATTGTGCTCCACCAATTGGATTGATGTTTAGATAAGACTCTTCATCTCCAGCAATCAACTGTACATAATATTTTTTAGGCTCTGGAAACTTGGCCACGCCTGCGTAGTAATCTACAATATCCTTGGCCAATTGATCATTGTCCGAACTACTGCCTTCATCATATTTTTTAACGATGAAGGCCAAATCTCCTTCCGATTTGATAATTCCGTAAATTACATCAAAGGCACTATTAAATCCGTTATCCTTGGCTTCTTCTAGCTCCTTGCGCTCTTGCTCGCTATATCCTTTTAAAATTCTTACGTTGTCCATTTAATTAGTCCTCCTGGTTCATTCTTTTAGCAATTTCGTAAATAACTGGTACAGTCACAGAATTACCAGCCTGTTTATAAAGTTGTGAATTTATACTTACGTTATTACTAATCAATTTTTCTGGTGCTTTCCACGAATCATCAACGCCTATTAGTTCGTTGATAGTGTCCGTTTTTAACATTCGCTACCCCCTAAAATTTCCCGTATAATTTCGTTACGTTGTTCTGCCGTTAATTCTCTTTTGGCAGTTTTAAATATTTGTGGCGTCTCGCCGTAATGTTTACTCATCCACACGATCGTGCTTTCAATTGAATTGCCGTGGCATTCAAACATGTATTGCATATAGTTTTTGTAGACGTGTTTATCATTCATGATTGCCACCCCGAAACTTTTCAAATATAGATTTGGGCTGTTTATCAATCGGTGGTGTCATATTAAATTTTGGTTCACTAACTTTTAATAAAAACGGTTTACTCTGATTAGCAACAATAATTGCTGCAGAAACTGCGTACGTGTTTCCATCAGGTAACCTATCATACACATACTTCCATTCTTCAATCATCTCGTCATACCGTTGTTTCTTATTCGAATCCATACCCCACCAACTCCTCATCAATTATTTTTAAAGCGTCTTCTGGACTGCGTGCTATGCCGTGAATAATACCGTGATTGGTTAGCATGTAATGAAACTGTTTCTGATCTTCACGTGCTCGTCCAGTTTTGTTTTTAATTTCTAAATAAAATACTTTTCCGTTACTATGTTTAAATCCGTATAAGTCAGGATGTCCCTTAGGCAATCCGGTATCGAACCACCTTCCATCAAACATTCGAACCTTACCCACATTCGTACGGAAAATAGTACAGTTAGTTTTACTTACTTCAACCATGATGTTTGACTGAATATTGTGTTCTGATTCCATTAATCCTCCATAGTCATAAAACAAAAAAATATTTGACAATGCAAAATTGCCCACTGATTGCCCACTAGCCGTGGGCAATTTTTTTCTTACTGCCACTTGGATTACAAGGGTAATTGCCCGCTGGACACTAGAAATGCTTCAAACTATATATAGTGTCAAATCCATACACATAAAAAGTTTTATTAAAATATAGTGTCCTAATGGGCAATCAGCCGAAAGTCGTTGATACTAAAGGGATGCCATTGCCCACTTAGGTGGGCAATTGGTGGGCAACGTGGGCAATTTTTGCGTAGCCCCTTTTTCTTATTCCATTAATCATTTTCCTTTCATACTTCCAACCAGCCTTGTTGTCCATAATGTTTTTTATCTTCTTACCAAGCCTTGGATTGGTTGCTAAGTTGTCAACATTAAGTGCTTCACTTGCAATGTCGGCACTAGTAGTAAATTCAACATCACTGTTTTCTAAAAATTCATCTATTTGTTCTTCGAATGGCTCTACATAAATGAACTCGTCTCGATGTTTTTCGAGCATCTTATTTTCTTCTTCTGTCAATTGAAAAGAAAAACCGTTCTGATAAAGGCCAACTGCTTCGCCCCAGATTTGATCAATTTCTTCTTGCGTTAAATGGTCAACTGGATTTAGTAATTGATCCTTTTTGTTTACCAAGTTGGGTAAGAACCTTCGAGAACCCGTTTTGTCTTTCAAATACTGAACTTGATTAGTGGTTCGAGCTAACACAAAATTTTTGTATTCATTGGTTGTGATTCTTCCATATGCCTTACGAAACTCAAGACGTTCCGCACTGGCAAATTTCTTCAAGTCTTCAAAGCTGCTTCTAGCTGTTGCAGTCATTTCGTCGTCATTAACAATCCACGCCCTGAGCATGTTCACATATCCGTCTTTGTCCTTGAAATCACTGAATTGATCTGTATACCAACCATTGGACAATTTCTTTAAAAGAGTTGTTTTACCGGCTCCTTGACCACCTACAAGATCTAGAACAAAGTCAAATTTAGAAGCGGGTTTATAGACTTTTAATACAGCACCGACCAAGAATAATCTTGTTTGAAGTTTAGTTACTTCACTGTCCTCTACTCCAAGAAAAGTACTTAATAATGAATCTACTCGAGGCTTGTTATCCCACTTTGAAAAACAATGATCTAAGTAATCTTTCACTGGATTGAAACTATTGGCAATTGCTTCATTAGTTATCGCATTCTCCAATATGGATTTTGGAAATAATACTTCGTACTCATCTTCTATATATGCCAATACAAGAGATATGTACTCGTCTTTCATCCTTGTATCATTGATATATAGTTGTGGTATCGTCTTTCTCAACTCAATTTCATAAGTAAATTGATTGTATGCAAATGTGTCACACAAGAGATGATCGCAACGAATTGCTAACATTGCATTTTTTAAGCTATTTTGCTTAGGCTTGCCATATTGATTAAGGCTAAAAGGTATTGGAAAGTTCGCGATTTCCTGATTCTTAACAACTTTCTCATGTTCTTGAATAGCTTTTTCTACTTCTTTATCCAGTTTTTCCACCTCCTCGCCGTCTCATATCTTTAGTAAGCATTGATGTAAATGTTCGATTAAATTCCTGTTCTGGCAAAGGATCAGGCGTATTTTCATTAGCTAATTGTGCTAATTGATAAGCCACTTTGTCAGGGACATTTCGATACAGGAGGCCGCCTACAAAAGAAGTTAAACTATTATTTCTAGTCCCGTCGTCACCTAAGCCATTGACGATTGTTTCAAACAAATTTGTAGTTGCAGTCTTTTTCCCAGAATCGTAATTAGAGAAAGTTATTGTAGTTCCCTTCTCACGAGCATTTATTAATTCAATTAACTGTCTGTCTGGAGTAACGATAGGATTGTGATTTTCCCATTCATATTTCTTTCCGTTTCGTTCACTTGGGGCAATAACAACATAGTTATTTGGATGTGCTTTAACGTCAACGCCAGGTAACCAACCTATATTTTGTCTTACTTCAATATCTTTACGTTTCAGATAAAATAGTTGTCTTCCTCCGCCAGCAGTTTTTTGTGACAGGGTATCCTTCAGTAATTCTTTATGATTAAATTGTTCTATCGATTTAAAACCATCAGCACCATCTTGGTGTTCATCAATATCAACAACGAAAAAATTAACGGTTCTCAAAGCTATTTGTGCATATGGATATTGTTTCCATATTTTACGTATTTCATCGGGTGTTAGCGGTGGTTTATCCGCAAATTTTATCAAGGGTTGTTTGTCTTTCATTGGCAGGACACTCATACCTTTTTTTGCATAGGCCACCGCGTAATTGACTAAACAATCCATAAGCTAAAACGGAAGGTCGTCTTCATTAACTTCTACAGTATTTGTTTGACTAGCTAATGGATCAACTGGATACGCAGTCTTACTGAAATTCCAGGGTGCTACACGATTAACTTTAGTTGTCTTGCCGTTGTATTCATTGTCTTCTTCTTTAACATAGACATTTGCGGGCTTATTAATTAGTGCATTTCTAACATCATCAATTGAGTTATATTCTTGGCCTTCGGGAACACCAACAGCCTTAAAAATATCTTGAATACTTTCCCAGTCATAATCTTTAGTAGCTTTACGTTTCCAGTTATCCATGAATACAATTCTGTTATGATATTTTCCGTTAGTTTCTGGTAATGCTTTGTCTAAATCTTTACGAACACGTAATTTAAGTTGTAGGGTTTCCGCTCCACTTGGTGTTGCATTCTCTGTTATGTCTTCGATAATCACCTCATAATTATCTGTTGGTAGAGTATCGTAGTTGTTATTTCCTGTATTTGAGTAATCTGTTTTGAATAATGACATATTTATAAAAGTCCTCTCGTTTTAGCTTGGTAGTAAACCCAGCCATTTTTATAATTTTTTGCTTTCGCATATTCCTGTAATTCTTTGTAACTATGAAGCTCGCTTACTTTTTTGGTAACAATATAATTAGTAATAACTTGTAGATTGACGTCTTTCTTTACGTCCATTTCTACAGGATCCGGCTTAATTGACTCTCCACAGTTGGGACATATAGAAGGACTCCCTTTCATAACGAAGAAACATTTGGGACATTGCTTGATAGCTATTGAATCCGTATTTGATTTCTTCCGAGTTTTGTTCCTATCTTTTAGCGTCCAATAACGTTTTGAATCTGGTAAACCAAATCTTGAATAATTGGCAACGTGATCAATGATTGTTGCTGTCTTGTTAGGCTTGTATCTCATACAACGCATTGATTGTTGAATATCTAAAACTAGTGATTCAGTCGGTCTTAACATGATTACTGCTGTGCAATCTGGAACATCAAATCCTTCACTGATTAAATCAACATTGGATAGAACTTGTATCTTTCCAGTTCTGAAATCTTCCATTATATGTTCACGCTCTTTGGCAGGCGTTTTACTGTCAGCATGTGCCGCTTTGATTCCTGCATTATTGAACTGTTGAACGACTAGTTTGCTATATTCAATACTGTGTGCATAGACAATAGTTTTTTGACCGTTTATTTTTTCTTGGTAAGTTTTAACAACATCACCGAAGATCGTTTTTCCAACAGCATCATCAATTGACTTGTTTGTATAATCTCCAGTCGATGACTTCTTCAACTCGTTGTCGTTAATCAATTTGACTGAATAATAGTTGTACGGGGCTAAGTAATGATTATCAATCAACCATTCAACAGTTGGACCTTCAACCATTGATTCATATATATCTCCTAATCCTTTACCAGATAGCCTCCATGGGCTTGCAGTAAAACCTAATCTAGGAACGTCCGAATAGTATTCATAAATCTTCTTGTAGGTTTTAGCTAGTGAGTGATGAGTTTCATCAGTAATTATTAATGATGGTTTTGGCAACTTATCCAATCGGTTGACTATTTTTCCTACCGTCATAATTGTGCAGTTATCTGTATTTACTCCATTGGCTTTAAATGACTGTATTATCTGTTCGACTAACTCTTTCCGATGGACTGTAAACATTACCTGTCCACCTTTTAATTGCGTTAGACGAGCAATTTCAGCTATCACGACCGACTTACCAGAACCAGCAGGACTAATAATTAGTACTGACTTCTTACCATTACTTAGTTGCTGTCTTGCCTTGTTCACCAGTTCCTGTTGATACTTGTGGAGTTGATACATCTACATCACCCCACTTAAACAGGTCTTCTATCTTGCAACCCTTACGGTTATCCAGTCTGTTCTTTGCAAATAGTCCATCATTGCCTTCAAGGATTACACCACGTTCACCAGTACTAGGCTTTATAATCATTCGACCAACTACATCAGTTAATCCCATGAAAGTGTTACGAACGCTATCTCTGATTTGTGGACTATATTGTTCAAACGTTTGTCCACTTTCTGTAGTAATAGGAACTTGAAATTCCCAAGCCGTGATTAGAATGTTGTAATCCAACTTATAAAATGCATTGATCATTCTGATGAAATAGTTCGTCCACGTGTTGTAGTTTTGGATTTCATTTGAAATACCATTTTTAGATTTTCTTCCCTGCTCTATGAACCAATTTTTCTCAAGGGCAGAAATATTATCCAGAACTAAATTGTCGTAATTGCCTTGCTCTGCTTTAGCTACTTTAAGCATTTCCACGATTTCATTTGTAGGTTGTTCACCATCCATTACAAGGACTTTACCGTCTATATTCATACCAGCCAGTACTTTTGCTGAATCATCAAATGCTAATTCTAAAGTTTTACCTTTTAGATATTTAATTGCCGTTGTCTTACCCACACCAGGCTTGCCGTAGAGAGTGACACGCCAGTTTTTAGTTCTGTCTAAATCTTTAAAGTCAATCTCTTTCATTTATCTAATCCTTAAAGATGATCCAGTTTTCAATTCAGCGCCTGGCACGTCTTTCCCTTCCTTTAAAAGTGACGAAATTCTTTTCTTATCTATAACCTGTTTGGTTTCAAATAGATAAGCGGGAATATCATGTTCATCCACAATGTTTACTGAAGGATTGTTTTTCTGAATGTAAATAGTAAATTCTGGAGTTTTGATCTTAGGTGTGGAAGTTTCTTCCATAGCAATTTGCAGGTTCTCTTTTAGTCGCTTACGGTTGTTTGCAATAGCGTGAGCCCGTGCAGTAAGTCGCTGCGCTTCTTCTTTTAGTGCAACTTCGTCTTTTGCTAGTTCTTTATCTACCTTTGCGTATCCGACAGCTTTGTCTTCAATGGCATCAGTGATACTGTCCATTGTGTCGTGGTATAGTGTTGGGTCTGAATCTTCTGCGTATTCTAGTAATTTTAAGTAATTACCAGTTAATTCATATAATGTGGCCATTATTTTTCCTCCTTGATTTCAACATGTTCGATTGAATATTCAACGAAGCGATTAATAATTTGCTGAATTGGCATACCCGTTTCGGCCTTCAACACGACAATTTTTTTGTAAAGATCACTGTCAATGAATACAGACTTTGAAGAATTTTCTTGTGCCTTTGGTTGTTTTTCTAATACTAATTTTTCTTCCTTCATATTTAACGTTCCTCCGTGTTATAATTTGAATGTAAAATGTTTTTGTTTTCGGTCTTCGTCATTGCAGTGGCGAGGGCCTTTTTATATATATGTAACTCGTTAGCTTGTTGAATGTACTCTGCTTTGTTCCGTTTAGTGGGCATCCAGTTATAAGCGTGTCTAGCTTTGTAGAATTCAATAGCTTTATCGATCAATACATCTAATTCATGTTCCATTGCTTTAACTCCTCCTTAGTACGGTTCATCTCGTCCACAAGTTTGAAATAATCGTGGACAACAGCACCGTATGTTAATTGTTTCTTAACAATCCTGTCCCTAAATTCTTCCCATTGACATTTTGCATAATAGGCATCCGTCAACTTATCTATTGCGTTCATCTCTATAACCTCCTAAATATTCCATTGATACGCCAAAAATCATTGCCAGTGTGTGGAAGTCATCAATCAGCATTGGGACATCTCCACGCTCCCAGCTGTGGATAGTTGATGGACTGACATGAAAATATTCAGCAAGTTTCTGTTGTGTCCAATGTTTTTCTTTCCTTAGTTCTTTAATCCTGTTGTTCATCACCATCACCTCTCTCTGGTTGAGTTAGTGAACCGTATCGTGTTTCATCTTGTAGCCATTCATCAAAACCTGGCATAATAATCACATCCTTTGGTATAATTTTTAGGTGTTTATTTTTTAACAAAATTACTGAATATTCATGTGGCATGCTGACTGGTTCACCGTGTTTTTTTACTAGTTCCCAATCGCGATATTCCCCACATTCAATAATCTCTGGACTAAAAGCCAGTAACATTTTTAAATGGCTTACTTCTTTCATAAGTTCCTTAATTTCATCTTCGGAATCCATATTTTCACCTCCTAGAATCCAAAAATATGTTTCTTAATGTTTTCCCACGTTTTGTATTTAGTAAATAAGTACGTGATCAGACCAGTCAATACTCCAGTAAAAACCGGTAACCATACGATCATTGGTATTCTTATCATCTTCATCGCTTCCTTGGATTTAAATTCATGATTTCAAACCAATGTTTATCGCAAAACTCGGTAAATCGTTTTGGATTGATTTGGTATCCCTGCCCTTGATAGGGGTATAAGACTGATCCACCGTTCTCAGCATCGAGCTCGTGTTTCCACTTCTGATTACGGAAGATGGCTTTTACACGATCTTCTTTAATTCCGGTTCGTTTTGCTGCAGTCTTTGTATCCCAGTTGATTTCGGTTAACTCCGTCTGCTTTTTATTGATTTGCTGTTTAATCAATGTGGTTAATAATTCATCTGGAACATTCAATGTCATTTCTTGCATGGCTTAACCCTCCTTAATTTCGAGAATCTTCTTAATCTCTGCTCTAATCAATTTGTCTTTAGGTGTCATTCCACCCTTAATGGCACTGTTCATTTACTGTGGATTAAGATTCAATGATGTGGCTAATTCTCTTTGAGACATATTTCTGTCTAAAAGCTCTTTTTTAATTTAATTCGATAAATTAGTAAAATAATTTACCACTTGTTGTTCTGAGATGTGGGTACTCCTTTCTGTTGTTATAATTAAGCTATGTGATTTTTTCACCTCATTGTTATATCAAATGGGTAATCCCTAACTAGAAACACCCGGCCGTCTATATATATGAATACTTTTTTTGAAGGCTTACATCCCGCTCGTTGTAGGTCTTCTTTTACGTTGTCCTTCTTCCATAAAACCAAAGACAAGTCGTTAGTATGACCGACGCTCAGCGGTATCCATTGGTTGAAAAAATTTTTATAAAAGTAAATGAAATCGTATCTTTTCACTGATAGGTCACCTGCTCCATCCATTAATTTGTTCATCAAACGTCTATAAGATTTTTAACTGCTGATCTGCAAGAAATTTATTTACGAAGTATTGTTGTCCTTTACCGGTAACCTTAGGTGTTTTAGTAACGACAGTTACCCCATCACCGTTAACGTGGCTCGATTCCTTGATCTTGAACAATCCCATTTCCATCGATTTTTGAGTTGGAGAATTATAATCTGCGCCTTTACGCTTGATTAAGTACCCGTTATCTCTCATCCATTGGAATAAACGTCTTGCACCTGTATCAACGCCATTTCCTTTGATGATTTTGGCAAGATCACCAACTAAGATAGTGGTATGTGATGTTGCTACCGAATCTGCAAATATCGCTTTGGGTTTCATTAGTTCAAGCTGTTCTTGTTGGTCGGCTGCTAACCGTAAAGCTTCGGCCATTGTTGACGGAACTTTAAAACCGCCAGTTTTTATTTGATCCTCCATCTTGTTAAAAGCTTCAATATATCGCATTTTGAATTTAAGAGCTTTCTTGCCTGTGAATCCCATTGCTAGCAATGTAAAACCATCTCGGCTCATGTAAATTACGCGGTATGGTTGTCTATTTTGAGGATGAATATATGTATCTTCATAAAATAGGTCTGCCCAATTTTCGGCCACCCCCTCTTTTAAGTTGTCGATCGCCTTTAATACATGCTTGTGGCTTTTATCAAACGTTTCCGCAACTTGTAAACTGCTAGTCACTGCTTGCTGATCTTTCATAATTACTAAGTTGTTCATTTCATTCATCTCCTTTTTTTATATTCGTACTGCCTATATACCGAGGACTTTTTCAATTTGCTCACGTAACTCACGTGACTTGGGTGTCATGTCGCCTTTAATAGCTCTATTCAATTGTTGTGGATTAGCATGAATTAGTTCGGCTAATTCTTTTTGAGTCATATCTCGATTCAATAATTCAACTTTGATTGATCGTTCAATGTCATATGCTACCTTTGCGAATTGTTCTTCTGGCATAAAAAAACATCTCCTTTCTGTTGTTATACTTTAGTTATCCCAAAATATTAGAGGTGAAATAATATGGATAAGATATTAACTGAGAAACAGTCTCAGATTTTTATATATGGTCTTTCATGGATTCAGAAAAATTCCAAATCCGATATAGAATTCGATCAGAGAAAAATTGTCTTTTGTTCAGAAGGCTTTGAGAATCGAGAAAACTCAAAAGCAGTGAATGAAACTAAAGGAAAACTTTTTGTTGCAGATTGGATTAAAAATATTAACAGCAGTAACTTTCCAGAACTGAATAGGTCCTTTAAGGAAAGTTTTGATCCGTTTGGTTTTAATGATGTTTCCGCGAATTATCCAGTTGTCTTTGAGAAGTTAAACAATTTGGTAAAAACATTAGACGACCCTTCAATCGATCCTTTTGTGACAAATATTGAATTCCTTGATATGCCTAAAACCGTTTTCAAGTTTTATGATTATCTCGGCACTATGCGTCCGGTTGGAATTATTTAGTTTTAAAAATAGGATTCAGATGTTGTAGTCTTTCTAAATCTTTTTGAAGTTCAGCAGAATCTTGCTGAGCTTTTTTTATTAGATCCATAAATTCGTTTCCATTTTGTAAAGCAATTTCCATTGATGCTCTTCCATATATGGAACTTTCTAAAGTAAATTCTTCATCATTCATATCTTTCACCTCCTCTTTGTTATTTGTTCATCAAGTTGTTGACCTTAATTAGCACAGGTGCTAATATGAAGACATACTAAATAAGCAATGAAAGACCTACTACTACCGCAATTCTCGCCAAAGTATTGTATCGGTGGTTGTCTGTTTTTGTTGCTCAATTACTTGATGAATTAATTATTGCGCACAAATGCTAATTTTACAAGTGTATTTACGCATTTGTGCTAATTAAATTCGTCAAACTTACGGAGAACATTGTTATGACAACGTTTGAACGAATTAAAAAAGTTTCAAAAGAACAGGGGTATTCCCTAACAAAACTAAATGACAAAGCTGGCTTAGGCACAAATTCCATATATCATTGGAAAACTAAAACGCCTAGTACTGAAAGCCTATCTAAGGTTGCTAATGTTTTACACGTATCTGTAGACTACCTATTGGGTAAAACGGATGATCCGGATATTAACGCTAAATCTAAAAAAGTAGATATTAAAGATGCTATGCAAGATGACTACACCATCATGAGCTATGGTGGTAGAGAAATACCACCGGAGGAATTAGAAATGATTAGACGTATCTTAGATGGGGGAAAATAATATATGAGTGATGTTACAACTTACTTACTGAATTACGCACTAGATAATCACATAGGATTCGAATTACTTAATGGAATAGATTCTGATTGGCCTTCCTTAGCTATACCAGAACGTAACATGATGTTTATTAATACGAATTGGTACAAGCAAGAGGAACTACCAATGGTGGTAGCTCATGAGATTGGTCATATGCTTAATGGCGATTCTTGCTATATGTATGACAAGTCTGGTGTGGGGAAAATTAATGCTGAAAGTGCTGCTAATAAAGTAGCCATAGATTTACTACTACAATATTGTAAAGATTATGATATCCACTTCAATAGCTATATTATGTTTCTACAGCAATTCTGTATTCCATTGAGATATGAATACATTGCCAAAAGAAAAATGGTTGTAATGTGATTTTTAATACATCCCTTCTGATACACTTATACTGATTAAATATATATTTATGGAGGAAATTATGAAAAAACTAGCACTTGGAATGACACTATTAGCTTCTGTTACTCTTTTATCCGCTTGTGGAAGCTCTAGCTCATCAAGCTCAAATTCATCGAAAACTGAAACTATTGCCAAAAAGAAGGATAGTAATATAAAAACTATTCAATCTAAGAGTATAACCGGTAACACGGTTGGTGTTATGAAAATAACTACCACTAAGATAACTCAAGAAAAAGTAACTAAGAGTGAAAACAGTAAAACTGATGCCGAATATAATTTTGATGGATATAAAACACTGCCAAAGCATTATTACAGAACAACTGTTCATTACACTCTAAAGAATGTCGGCAATAAAAAGCTAGGATTAGGATATTCTGATATGTCATTTGTAGATGGAGACGGTCAAAAATATACTGATTCTTCTGACACAACGTTTGGCTTTAACGATTGTTCCTATGAGGATCTTCAACCTAATAACTCAGAGTCAGATAAATTCATTTTGATAACTACTAAACCTATTTCTAACTTGAAATCATATTCAATTAACACAGGACAACAAAATGAAAATGACGATACTATGCTCAGTGAAGGTGGAGTTATCAATTTCAAGTAATTAATCACAAAAATAAACTAAGTCTATAACTAGGCTTATTTATTTTTACCAAAATTAGGAGGTGTTACCATGACACAAATAACTGGCAAAACTGGTAACTATGGATATAGGGTGTATTACCGTGATTCGAATGGTAAACGTCATTCGATAAATAAAAAAGGATTTAAACGTAAATCAGATGCAGTTGCTGCTGCAGCTGAAATAGAAAATAAAAAATATAACTATGGTATCTCTGATTTAGAAACTGCAACCTTTGGAGATTACTTTGAACAATGGTCTAACACTTATAAGATCGGACGTTTCTCCACATCAACAGACGAAAAATATAAATACGCCACTAAGCTCATTAAAGAGAAGTTTGGAAATACTCCTCTCAAAAAAGTAACTAAGATACAATATCAACAATTTTTGGATAACTATGGATCAACACACACTAAAGATTCAACATCACGGATCAATGGTTACATACGTGCTTCCCTGCAAGATGCTCTGGACGAAAAAATTATTACTCGTGATTTTACTAGAAATGCTGTGCTATCTGGTGGAGCAAATAAAGACCCCGATTTAAAGTTTTTGGAAACAGAGGAAGCTTCACAGCTCAAAAAACTAGCGTATGAGCGCGCTTCTGTGTACGACATCTCATCAGCCATTATCGTGTTTGCAATCTCAACTGGTGCGAGATTTGCCGAAATTATAGGCATGACATACGACTGCATAGACTTTGAGAACAGAACTATCACGATCAATAAAACTTATGATTATAAAACTCGTTCTGGATTTGGTCCAACGAAAAATAAGCAATCCATGAGAACGATACCCGTGGATGCTGAACTAATTAAATTCTTAAAAAAACTACAATTACAACAGCGTTCCCTATTTCTCAAGCAAGGATTTAAAAATAAACATAATTTTGTATTTATCAATAATAGGTACAATATTCCAAGTGACAATGCTGCGAATAAGGTACTGATAAATTATGAAAGAAAATTAAAGACTAAAAATAAAATAACCATGCATGGCTTACGTCATACACATGCATCAATTTTGATTGCTAAAGGCATATCTTTGGATTATGTATCTGAACGTTTAGGACATTCAAGTACGGCTATCACGATCAAAACATATGTACATTTGTTGCAGGATACTCGTAAGGAAAATGAAGATAGAACTGTACGATTAATGAATGATTTATAGTGTGCCAGAGTGTGCACATGATGTGCCAACTTGTAAAAATGTGCCAACAATGTGCCATTTTTTAATCGTATTTTCATATAGTTTGAATCATCAAAAAAAGCCTGTAAACATTGATTTAACAACATTTACAGGCTTCACTGTTTTAACTTTACAGTCGGTTTGA